GCTACTTACAAGGTAATGCTATTAAATATATTACCAGATATAAAGATAAGGGAGGTGTAGAAGACTTATACAAGGCAATACACACTGTTAAACTTTTAATAGAATTGGAGGACATAAAATGAGCTACTTAGGGTACAAGAACAAGGCTTTTATGAAGTATCAAAAAGAGCAAGAAAGAATAAAGATATGGAAGATAAAGCAAAAGGCAGAGCGTAAAAGGCGTAGAAAGCTAAAGAATATAACTAACACAACTATCATTCAACTTGTTGTAGTAGCACTAATAATAGCTTTTTATGGTTTGTTTGCTTCGGCATTAATAGCAGATGAGAAAGGTAGTAAAGTGGGTGTAGGTAAGTTTGTTATGGCTGTTAGTTATACAGACAGTTATAATGATTTAGTCTATGTATCTAACTTTGTCAACTGCGACCATGCGTTAGATTATTACAATATGAACTGCGCAACACAAGGTGCTAAAATTATGATGTGTCAATTAGAAGAATATCTTTATATGCCAATAGGGCATAATAGTGATTCATCATTTGACTTTGCGCCAACAGATAAACAGTCCTGCGGATTCGTAGGAGTTCAAAAACCTAAATTTATAAAGGAATAATATTATGGGAAAAGGAAGCGGACGTAGACCACAAGAAATAACTGACGAAGAAATGGAGAAAGCTTGGAACGCCATTTGGGCTGGACACCCAACTGAAGAGCAGTTTGAAACAATTAAACAAAAGTCACCAATCATTAAAGAAGACAATTATGGTAACGAATTGCCATACAAAATTGAGCCTGAACAACCTAAAGCTGATGACCCAGATAGATTCGTAGATGATATTGGAGATGCTTAATGGCTATTAGTCCTACACAACGAACTTTAAAAAGGCTAAGAGATTCGGGCGATTATGCATTAGTGCAAGTGGTGGAGAAATGGAATCCATTCGCACGCATCCGGCAAGACCTTTGGAATTTTGATATTTTAGCAATTACAAATGACGGTGAAACAGAAGCCATTCAGGTGACAACAAAAGCAAACGTCAATGCTAGGATAAATAAAATTGCACAAAGCGAACATACACCACACTTACGAGACGCCAATTGGACATTAACTGTAGAGGGTTGGTTCAAAGAAGGAAACAGATGGCGCTCATTTTTAACAGATTTATCTTAAAAGGAGATATATGAATACATACCAGAAATTAATTGCATCCAGCAGATACGCACGTTATTTGCCAGAAGAAAAAAGACGTGAAACGTGGTCAGAAACTGTCAATCGTTTAACAACATTCATTGGCGAGGAAAGGCCTGAATTACAAAACATGTTACCAAAGCTAAACAAAGCTATTTATAACCTTGAAGTTATGCCATCAATGCGTTTAATGATGACAGCGGGTGAAGCTTGTAGACGAGACAACCTTTCAGCTTACAATTGTGCTTTCATAGCGATGTCAAATAAGAGAACATTCAGTGAAATGTTATACATCTTAATGAATGGGACAGGCGTTGGATTTAGTTGTGAGCGTCAAGAAATAACTAAACTTCCAACCATACCTGAAACTGTTGTGGACTGTGATGACGTTATTTTTGTTGGTGATTCAAAGCTTGAATGGGCAAAAGCATTTAAAAAGTTATTGTCTAGCCTTTGGGAAGGTGATATACCTACCATTGATTATAGCAAAGTAAGGCCAGCAGGAGCTAGACTTAAAACGTTTGGTGGACGTGCATCAGGTCCTGAACCATTGAAACGATTGTTTGATTTTGTGGTTGAAACATTTAAATTAGCTCAGGGTCGTAAGCTAACATCAATTGAAGTTCATGACATATGTTGTTATATAGGCGACATCGTTGTTGTTGGTGGCGTTAGACGTTCAGCGTTAATATCATTATCAAACTTAACAGACAAACGCATGAGAGAAGCTAAGATAGGTGCTTGGTACAATGAACATCCACATCGAGGTTTAGCTAACAATTCAGTGGCATACACTGAAAAGCCTGATATGGAGACATTCATGGAAGAGTGGCTATCATTAGTAAAGTCTAAATCAGGTGAACGAGGCATGTTCAATCGTGTTGCATCACAAAAACAAGCAGCTAAATGGGGTCGTAGAGATGAAAACATTTCTTATGGAACCAATCCTTGCAGTGAAATTATACTACGTCCTACTGGCCAGATGTGTAATTTATCTGAGGTTGTTATTCGAGCTAACGATACAAAAGAAACATTAACAGAAAAAGTTAAACTTGCTACAATACTTGGAACGTTTCAATCAACATTAACTAAGTTTCAATTTTTATCTTCTGATTGGACTAAAAACACTGAAGAAGAAAGATTACTTGGTGTGTCATTGACTGGCATTATGGATAATAAGATGATGTCAAATCCAGACCCTAAGTTTTTAGAAGAGCTTCGTGATGTTGCAAGAAAAACAAACGTTAAATACGCTAAGCTGTTAGACATACCTGAGTCCGCTTCAATCACTTGTGTGAAGCCTAGTGGTACAGTTTCCCAATTGGTAGACAGTGCTTCAGGCATCCACGCAAGACATAATGATTATTATATTAGAACAATACGTATGGACAAAAAGGATAGTATCTATCAGTTCCTTAAAGACAAGGGTGTTAGTGTTGAAGATGAAGCTTATCATCCAGACACAACAGCTGTGTTTAGCTTTCCAATCAAAGCTCCAGTTAATTCAATAATGCGTAACGATAAAACAGCATTAGAACAACTTGAGAATTGGTTAGTGTATCAAAGACATTGGTGCGAGCATAAACCATCTGTAACTATCAGCGTTAAGGACGATGAGTGGATGGAAGTAGGTGCATGGGTATGGAATCATTTTGATGAGCTATCAGGCATTAGTTTTTTACCTCACTCAGACCATTCATACAAACAAGCACCGTATCAGGACTGTAGTAAAGAGGAATATGAAGCTTTAAAGAAAATAACACCTGAAGTTGATTTTGAAGAGCTTGTTGAAGTCGATGACAACACAACAGCTGCACAAACGTTAGCATGTACTGCAGGTGGATGTGAAATCTAAAGACTACGCGCCCAAGCTTTGCTTTTAGTATCAATTAGTTTGGACGTGTTCTTACATGTATTGAGAAGGTATGGAGACATCAAAAGTGACTTGCTTATGCTCTCACTTGAACTTGTTTATTTTTTAACGATTAAAAAGGATAAACATTATGAAAACATGGATTAAACCAGCATGCACTGAAATGCGCTTTGGATTTGAAGTGACAATGTACGTCATGAATAAGTAACTAACCGCAATACAACTTAATCACTATGTGATGCAGAAGCAAAGGTCTATAGATACCTAAGAACGGATATACAAATCTTTAAGTCAAAGGACGCTTCAAGTCCGGATGCCAGCGACCCGTGAGATTACCGGGTCGGGCTCTTTAAAATTTAATACCGGAGGGTCTATCTTCCTTCTCCTGAGATAGTTTAAAACCCTCCACCAATATAGGAAACAAAATGGCAGGTGCTCCAAAAGGAAACACAAACAGCAGCAAACAAAATCGCATATGGTCAAAACTTGTGCGTAAATTAGCTGTTCAAGAAGATTATGCAAAGCTACATCGTGTTGCTAATGCACTATACGAAAAAGCAGCTGAGGGAGACGTGTCAGCTATTAAAGAACTCGGAGATAGATTAGATGGAAAAGCAAGTCAAGAAATCACAGGGGATAACGACCAACCAATCAACATCATTGTCAGAACAGGAATCGATGAATGAAGACACAACAGTATTGGAAACAGACACAGAAGTTCTTGAAACAGGTTACACTCCACGAACAGCACAAAAAACAATTCATTCCAATTGCAGACAAACTAGGTTTAATGTGGCTGTATGTCACAGAAGGTTTGGGAAGACTGTCGCAGCAATCAATCAGCTTATTCACTCAGCTTTACAAAACACTAAAAAAAATCCTCAATTTCATTACATCGCTCCGAATTATACGCAAGCCAAAAGAGTAGCTTGGGAATACCTCAAAGAATATACACGACCATTAGGTAGCATTGCAAACGTTGCTGAATTACGTGTTAATTTTTTAGGCCGTCAAATATCACTGCACGGTGCTGATAACCCAGATAGTTTAAGAGGCATATACAGCGATGGGTGCGTTCTTGATGAATTTGGTAACATGAGGCCAGAATTATGGTCACAAGTAATACGACCAGCACTAGCAGATAGAAAGGGCTGGGCATTGTTTATTGGAACGCCAATGGGAGATAATCATTTCAAACAGCTTCGAGATTATGCTGATGATGAAGAAAACAAACAATGGTCGCTATGTGAATTTAAAGCTTCAGAAACAGGCATTGTAGATGATGAGGAGTTAAGAGACGCTAAGCGTGAAATGGGCGACAATAGGTATAATCAAGAGTTTGAAGTGAGCTTTGATGCACCAATTGTTGGTTCATATTATGGTGAGATTCTCAACGATTTAAAAGAACAAGGACATATCAGAGATATACCAACAGATTCCAGAACAATTAAGTTTACAGCATGGGATTTGGGTATGAGTGATTCAACAAGCATATGGGTAGGTGAAGCAATAGCAGGTGAAGTGAGACTCATGGATTATTATGAGAATGCTGGTCAATCATTGGAGCACTACATTACATGGCTACAAGAAAAAGGCTACGACAAATACGAACATATACTACCTCACGATGTCGAAGTCAGAGAGCTTGGTACAGGCAAATCGAGAAAAGAAATGCTCGAAGAGGGTGGTTTAGATATTACAGTAGCACCAAAGCTTGGTGTAGAAGATGGTATACAAGCTGTTCGTCAATTGTTAAAGAATTGTTACTTCAACGAAAAATCAACTAATGTAGGCTTGAATTGTTTACGCAATTACAGAAGAGTGTTTAATGAAAAACTTAACACATATCAAGAAAAGCCACTACATGACTGGTCATCTCACTGTGCTGATGCATTTAGATATTTAGCCGTAGGCTTAAACACAAACAACAGTATCAAACGCAGTGATTGGAATCAGCCTTACGACACAACACTAAATAAGGAATCATACAAACAACAATACATATAAGGAGAACATCATGGATAGAATTACTGTAGTTAAAACATTCAGCTCAATCGTCATTATTACATCAATGATATTTACAGCTGCAAACATATACCCATTAAATTTATATATAGCAGTACCAGCCACATTAGGTTGGCTGTGGGTCAGCTTTCAATGGAAGGATAAATCACTGATAGCCATGAATTTAGTAGGATTAACTATATATATGTTAGGTATTACTAATTATTTACACAGCATAGGAACAGTTTAATAACAGTCATAGGACGTTCACTACGGACTGAAATACACAAGACATAGGATAACATACACAGAAGCCGTAGCGCTCGCTAAACGTGATTTTCATAGAATTAGCAGCACAACTGGCTTGCGTCTCCGACACACAAAAACACAGGATTTTTGTCCGAGACTTCTTTAAGAATCAAATACATATAAACGGATACAATACATGGAATTATCACAAGAAGATTTATTAAATTTAGTCAAGACTAACATTGATGACGCTACCAGCTATATAAACGAATACGTTAATCCAGAAAGACAATTAGCGTTAGACTATTATTTACGTAAGCCAATGGGTAACGAAGTTGATGGCAAATCAAAGATAGTTGATAGCTCTGTATCAGATGCAGTGCATGGCGCATTGCCACAACTGATGAAAGTGTTTTGTAGTTCAAACGTTGTATCATTTTTGCCTACAAAAGCAGGCGCAGGTGATGAAGCAGAACAAATCAATCAATACGTCAACCACATATTTAATAAAGATAATAACGGAAGTGAAATCATGTACCAATGGTTTTGGGATGCTTTGGTTCAAAAGAACGGCATTGTTAAAGCTGTATGGGATGACAATACATCTGAACAAATAGATACATACAAAGAATTAACTGAAGACGAAGTAGTTCAATTACTTATACCCGACAACGTTGAAGTAATATCAAAAGAAGAAATTGAAATAGAGCAAGACCAAGTGCCTATGCCACCTGAACCAGTTATGACTGAAGATGGTGTCACTGAAATGATAGCACCTACAGACGCTGATGGTGAGCCTATGATGGTCAATCAAGACCCTATCATTGCATATAATTTAAAGGTTAAAACAACAGAAACAAATTCACGTGTAAAGATAACAAACGTAGAGCCTGAAGCATTTATAATAGACCAAATAGCTACATCAATTGATGATGCTACATTTACTGCTCAAAAGCAATTACTAACACGTGCTGACTTAGTTGAATTAGGTTATGACAAAAAGATTGTAGATGACTTAACAACAGCTGATGATACAGAACTTGGATTCAGTGATTATAGATACAGAAACACACAAGCAAATTTAAACAACACAGCTGATAAAACACAAGAATTATTATCTTATTATGAATGTTATATACAAATAGGTAATCCAAATGGCACATCAACGATGCACCGTGTATGTTACGCATCTAACACCATATTATCTGATGAAGAAACAGATTATGTTCCGTTTTATTCAATATGTCCTTATCCTGTTCCTCATAGCTTCTTTGGTGAGTCCATCGCTGATAAGACAATCGACATACAACAAATCAAGACAGTTGTTCAACGCCAAATGCTTGACAACTTATATCTTACCAACAACAGTCGTATTGGCGCAGTTGAAGGACAAGTTAATTTAGATGACTTATTAAACAGCACTGCTGGTGGTATCATTAGAATGAAAAATCCTAATGCTATTGTACCATTACAAGTGCAATCATCAGCTAATCAATCTTTTCCTATGCTTGAATACTTAGACAATCAACAAGCTAAGAGAACAGGAGTGTCTGATATGAATCAGGGCCTTGACGCTAATGTTTTATCCAACGTAAGTGCTACAGCAGTTGCTACAATGACTGCGCAATCACAAGGTAAACTTGAATTAATAGCACGTATATTTGCTGATTCAGGTGTGTCCTCTTTGTTTCAAGGTATATTCCATTTGATATGCAAGTATCAAGACGTAGAAAGAACATTGTTAATCAATGATAAAGAGCTTGTGTTAAATCCTCGTGAATGGGACAATCAATACAATGTCAATATTAATGTTGGTATTGGTAATGGCTCACGCGATGAAAAGATAGGTATGTTACAGATGATATTAGCTAAACAAGAACAAATCATACAACAATATGGCTTGTCTAATCCATTAGTGACGTTGAAACAATATAGAGAAACATTAGCTAAATTCATCAATTCATCAGGTTACAAAGACGATATACAGTTCATCAATGAAATAACTGAAGAACAAGCTCAACAAATGGCTCAACAAGCTGCAGAATCACAAGGTCAACCAGCACCTGAAGTGCAAGCCGCTGAAGCAATAGCCAAAGCTGAAATGCAAAAAGCTCAAATGAAAGCACAAACAGACGCACAAAAGAATGAATTAGAAATGCAAAAAGCTATGATGAAAGTGCAAATGGAACAACAAGAGCTAGAATTACAAGCTAAAGAACAGCAATTAAAAGCTGCTAAAGACATGCTTGACATACAAACAGAAAGGTCTAAATTAGAAGCTGACATTAGAATACGTGAGTTAACGTTATTACAAAAAGAAGAAGAAGCTGAAGCTAAACATGATGATAGTGAAGACAAGACATTGATACAAGCATTAGATAAAATAAACAATTTAACAAAGGAATAACATGGGCATTGTATATAAAACCTTAGTAAAACCTGGCATTGAAAAGACTATTAAAACAGTTGACGATATGAGAGTTCATTTGAACAGCCCTGGAGCTGAGGGCGGTATATTAGGCAACACAGGTGTTGATAGAATATATGATGACTTTGCTGGTAGTGTTAATATCAAGACACCACAAAACATTAAACAAACAGCTTCACCCATTGCAAAGCCACAACGAAACATAGTTAATTTAGCTAATGATAATACAGCACGTTCGCCTGAAGATTACAAGTTAGATAAGATATTAGACAACATCGAAGATTTAAAAAATAGACGTGAGTTACGTGGACAAGACTTTGGTGATGGTGCTTTTGAATGGAATGCATACGGTCATAGACAAGCAAAGAATCCAACACAAGGTGAGATACGTAAAGCAACAGAATCAACTACATCACAGTTTGGTAAATTACGTAACGTACCAGCACCTGATGATGCTATGAAAGCAAGATGGGCTAATAAACAAATAAATGAAGCAGGCGATTTGTTACCACCTGATTTAAGAAAGACACATTACGTTGATGAAGTAGGTAACATTAAAAAGATACCG